TCAAAGATTTTCGCCAAAGTGGTAACGGATGCCGAAGCGGAGGGGTTGACAAAGTAAACACGTGGATAAGCGTTCAACGTAGGCAAATCAGCTTCTACAATCGCACGGCTTTCCCAAAGATTATTTGATGAATTAAAAAACAATCCATTGCGGTTGCTTGGAGAAACGGCTGAAACATTGTGAAGTTCGTCCAATTCATATCCGTTTTGTATTGCCACTTCAATTGAACCTTGGTTTGCATGGACACGTGTGACAATACCAATGTACACCAAATGATTTGGTGCGTATTGTTTCACCATGGTCAATGCCCCGGCCGTGGTGGAACTCAAATACAATTGTGCGCCCTCGGTGAATGCCGTGGTATCCAACCCGGCCAAATCCCCCCGAACCACAACAAATCCATTTTGGTTGTTTGGTATATCCGCTTGGATGATTCCAAACGTTTGTGCGGATGTTGTGTCACCGGTTGCAATGGCTTTTGATACAACGGCCTTGTTTCCGGATGCGCCGGAAATATACACGGCCGTGCCTTTTGTCAATGTTGCTCCGGTTTGATTTCGGATTTCACGAACCAATGTCCCGGATTGCCCGGCCGCTGGGAAATCGGTTGGTGTTCCAACACCATCCAAATATTGGGCCGTGGTTCCCGTTGGTATGTCAAATTTCCCATTCAATGCCGTGTCAATGTTCGAAATTTGGCCATCAATGGTTGTGATGTCATTTGACAAATTAGTCAATGCCGTGTTCAAATCCGTTTGATTCGACAATGTCCCGGTGATTCCACCCCATGCAACACCACCACCACCACCGGATGATTTCAATTCCAAATCCCCATCCGCCAATCCGGATTTCCACCAATATTCAACGGCCCCGGATCCATCATCAACAACAATGGTCAATCCAATTTCACGTTTGTCAAATGGAACACCAATGATGGCATCCCCGGTTGATTCCCATGGACCAACACGGCCATCCAAATGGGCCGGTTTGTTCAAATTAAAATTGTCGGTCAAATTTATCATATCAATACAAAGTCATTTGGGTTGTGGCATTTGTTTGCCAATTGGAAACATAAACATCATACATAACCCCATTGTGTGTTGTTGTATTTGCTAAATTGAACAATGTTGAAATCAACCCCCGGTCAATCAATGAACGTCTCCAATTGGTCACGGAAATGGTTGATGGAATCGCAAACCACAAATACATGTTTTCCGTGGCATCCGGTTCAAATGCATCAATGTCAATTTCCATTCCGGGCCGGATGGCAATGGAATAACCATCCCAAAAATCACCAACAATTCCGGATTCATTTGCCCCGTAATAAAACACCCATGGCCCGGTCAAACTTGGAATGGCGCAAATACTTGGGCCAAATGGGATGGCCAAATTGAATTGAACCCGGCAACCGGCAACCCGGTCCGAAAATACATCATCAAAAAATGTCACGGATGGCGAACCCACCAATTCCAATTCGTAATCATTGGTAAATTGGGCCACATAATCCGTGGCCAATTGCAACATGTCCGACATGATTTCATCCGGTTGTAATTGTTGCAAATCAACACCATCCGCCGTGGTTGGACCATCCGCCAATTTTTGGAATTCCTCAACTTTGTCCATGAAAAACAAACCACAATTCAATTGGCAATATCCGGAATTCAACGTGGCATTGTCCGGTGATGCGAAAACCAATGGATAATATATCCGGTCAACATCCGCATCAACGAAATTCACGATTTTTGCGGAATTTGTGTCCGTTATTCGGCCCGTTCCAAACGAATTCACCAACGGATGAATCCGGGAAAACTCCAACAACGCTTTTTTCACTGAATTCCAACTTTTCATGCCACAATTTTTTTATTTTATCTTGGTTCTTTTTATGCATACAAATCAACAATTGCACCCGTTTTCCCCTTGGAAACGTTGTTCAAACGTTTGTTTGGTCCAACAATCATCCAACACCAACCCGGTGTTGTAATTTTCACGAGATGGGATAATATCATCAATGGAATTGTTTGCGTTATACAATGGATAATCGGAAACATTTGCAATGATATAACGTGTCAAACGTTCGGAATACCATTGGGCCTTGTTTTTGAAATAGTCCATTTGTTTTTGCAATTCGGACATGGATGCCATGGTGTTGTTTTCTGATTGCCCACGTTCCACATTTTTGTTGACATACCGAAATGACAAAATCATTGGTGATTCCGCCATAACCCACATTTTCAATGCCGGTTGGATGTATTCAAACAACAACGTTTGGTTTTCATTTGACAAATTCCCATCAATGATTTGTTGGTCAATTTCATTGTACAAATCCGAACCGATAATTGGTTGGATTTGCATTTCTTGACACATCATCACCAATGGTCGCAATTTGACCATGGAAACGTTTTCATTGATGAACGTTCCATTTTTCAAATCCGTTTCCGTAATAAACAACGCTTTGTCCATCTTTTTATCAATTACGTTTTTTCACTAATGTTTGAACCCAAATGTGGCGACATGATGGTCGTGTTAATCCGGTTTTTTTGTCGGTGTAAAATCCACCCCGGCGTTCCCAAACCGAATACCCCATCTTTGCGGAAATTTGGTTGATTTCCTCACGTGTGTAATACCGGTTTTTTTCAATCATGTATTGGCAAAATTTACGGGATGTTTCCAACAATTTTGGGCCGTATTCCGGCAATACATCGTATTTGTACCGGATTTCCAACATTTGTGTCATGTCCTTTGACTTAACCCAATCTTTTGCCGGTTCCCCAATTTCTTTCAATGTCCCGGTTACTTTGATGGAACCATTTTCAATCAATGCGGAAATACGTTCGGCAACCAAATCAATGTCCAATCCCAATTCGGTTGCAATGGCATCCGATGAAATGTTTGGGTTTTTGTCTATTTTCTTGACAATTTGTTTGTCAATATCTTCATACTCCGATTTGAATTCGTTTTCTTTTAATTCAAACCCATATCGCATTGGCCGGGATTTTAATAATTCAAAACCGGATTGACATTCACCATGGTTTTCAAATTCTGCAATCAACAAATCATCATCATCCATGGATGAAAATGATTGTTGTGTTGTTCCCAATCCAACCAATGAACGTATTTCCGCATCGGTTAATTTTTCCAACACCTTATTGGCAACCAATGGTGACAATGATTGGATGGAATCGGTGGTTTTTGGAACTTCAATTGTGTCATCCGGCAATCCCATCATGGCACGTAATTCACCACGGGATGCAATTTGCAACAACGTTTGTTCACTCAATTGTTCTTTGATTGGTTCGGTTGGGATGATTTCCAACACATTGCCAAAACCATTGAATGACAACAAATAATTGTATGAACGGATTTGTTCATTTGCCCGGTCTTTGACATACACCGATTTGAACAATTCATAAGATTCAACCAATTCCGAACGGCCACCCAATTGCCCGGATTCTTTAATACCGAATAACATTCCGGATGTAACCCGGTGCGCCGTGAAAATTTCTTGTTGGATGGATTCATTAAGGATGTCAAATTGTTTGTCCAAATCATTGGCTTGTACCGGAATCAATTTCATCCCGTATTCGGCCCCATCCGTGAATTCAACCATGATGCGTTCACCATCATCACCACCGAATTTTGATTTGACTTTGCGTTCAATTTCACGTTGCTTTTCCGCCGTTGGAACCCCATTGTTGAATTGGAAAATGAATCCACCCAAAAACCCATTCCGCAAATTTTGAACGTGGAAATTGGCAATCCTGGAATCACTTTCAATGTATGCCATGGCCCCGAAATATTCCGGTATTGGGTAATGATAACAATTTGGTGAATAGGTCACAACGTAAAAAATCTGCTTTCCCAATCTTTGTTCCGGGTTGAACCGGTCAAAAATTTCCAAATCCTTGGGTTTCCGGTTGCCATCCCACAATTTTGAACGGCCAATTTTTTTGCCATCCACCGACACACGGCATTCATGGAATGGAACGTGGGAAATGGATGAAATTTTGCCACCCAATGACCAAACAACCTCTAATGCATACCCATTGAAAATTTCATTGTCCATGATGGTTTTGCGCAACACATCATTCATTGAATCAAATGGGTTTGGATTCTCCATGAAATCCCCCAATTGGCCAATCATTTCATCGGTCAATTTGTTTGTGTCGTATGTGAACCCACCACCGAAAATGTAATTGACTTTTCCATTGATGATGGCATTGTGTTTTGCGGAACGTTGGTACATTTCCAACAAATACATTGGGAATTTGTTGTCCTCACCATACACCACAAAATCATTGCCGGTCACAACCTTGAAAACGGGCATGGCCAATTCAAATTTCATTTGTGTCCGATTGGACACGGCCGGTGATGTTACAATGGCGTATTCACTACGTTGATTTTTCATACTGATGGTTCAAAATATGTGATTGGATTTTCAATTGTGAAATCCGTTGATTCATTTGTCAAAACTTGATACAATCCGCATTCAATCATTCGTGTAATTTCCGGTGAATCAACCGATGTTGCACCGATTTCACCCTCATAAAGGGAATACCGACATTGGCCAATGGGAATGTTTGGGATTGAAACATCAAAACCATCCCACCGGTCGGTGTATGTTGACACGTTTGCGGATTTTGGGAACGCCAAAAAAAATGATTCATTGGTTGAAATATGTTCAATCAACAAATACAAATAATTCCCACTAACCATGTTTTCCGTGGCCGTGAAAAACAAACGTTGGGTTTCTCCGGAATTCAACAATTGCATGAAAACAAATGCACAAAAAATCAAATTGTGCCAAATAAAAAAAACCGGCCCAAAATTGGAACCGGTTTTGTTGAAATATGT